CACTAACGCTGATAAGATTGAAGGTCTTGAGTTTGGTATGATTGAAGGACCGGATGGTTGGGAATACAGCCAGCATCGACATGACTATCGTACTGTAGGTGATTGTGCTATTGATGGTGGCCGAGCATATGTTAAACGAGTTGGTGACGTGAGTGGGCCTTGTAAATATATGACAGTAAAAGACGGCGAATTTGTATTAGATTAAAAATGATTGGCATAGAGCATGAGTAAAAATGATTGGCATAGAGCATGAGTAAAATTCATTGGTTTGATAGAATTGAAAATCCAGCTAACAGAATGGTTGGGTACGAACACTATCCAGGATCGCACAAGGCAATTTGCTTCTGGTGGTTCTGTATTTTATGGAGTTCCAAATGACTGAATACAATCCTGACGAATACAATCCTGACAACTGGGTCATCATTAAGATTAAAGGTGATGACCCTCACTACCGTGTCCTAGGCGGATGGAGTGGTGGTTACTTGGATGGTGACAGCTGGCGAATGAACAGTGGTATTACAAAGGTAGAAGAGGACGAAGCATTCTACTACTTCTATGGGTCTAGTGGGTCTCGATATCGTTGTTGTAAAGAGTCGTACACGTTAAGAATGAATAATGCTTATATTTGGGAACAACTACAAGAACTTCACGGTGACACAGTTGAAATGATGTCAGAAGATACGGACTGGTTGAACACGGATTGGATTATCAAATGACTAAACTAGAAGAACTCAAGGCTGGTTATGATACTGCTCGTGATGCTTATGCTGCTATTCGTGATGCTTATGATGCTGCTTATGTTGCTTATGCTGCTGCTCGTGATGTGCGTGATGCTGCTTATGATGCTTATAAAGCTGAACTGAAGAAGGAGAGCACAAATGACTAAATTAGAAGGTGCTCGTAAAGCACAATTACTAGATAAAGTATGACTGACCATATGTGGAAACCAGTAGAAGAAGTTCCTGATGGTTGCTCCAAAATTGAAGTGATGTTTGAGGATAACTCCATAGGTCACTGGTGCTCATGCGATTATCATTGGGCTGTTGCTTTAAAACAAAAGTTGCCCATATATTATAGAATGGATATAGAGGATATGGACGAATGAGCTATAGGATTGAAGCCGCTACAAAAGAAGAATGGGCGGAGAGAGCCTTATCTGGTGAGAAGAAGTTAGCTGACTTGAAAGATAGTATTAAAGAGTTGTTTAGTCTCCTTGATGCTACTGAAGAAACGGATGAAGGTCGGGCACACCGTCCAGTTCAAATAGTTTGTGTCCGTAGTGATATGTTGATGAAACTTGAGAACGTCTTGGCTACATTGAAAAGCACGTTAGGGGATAAAAAATGAAGTTTATTCAACACCAAGATAATGGAACAAAGATTGAAATAGAAATCGACAATCATGCATCACTTGATGCTGTGCTTGAAGAGTTTCAAAACTTTCTTCGTGCTTGTGGATACACAATTGAATATAATCAAGTGTTAACGATACAGGATATGGACGAATGAAAGTTAAAATTGGCGGATATCCAAACTATTACTATTGGTTAGATAAGTTTTTTGGTTGGAATCCTAAACAAAAAATAAGCGTTCGTATTGATGAGCACGACACTTGGAGCATGGATAATACCCTTGCTCATATTATCCTACCTATGCTGGTGCAGTTGAAAGATACCAAGCACGGTGCTCCAAATGTAGACGCCGCCGATGTACCTAAAGAACTTCGTGCTACTAAAAAACAACTGGCCGCATATAGTAAAACAGGCGAGACTGATGACAACTATTTCAAGCGTTGGGATTGGGTATTAGACGAAATGATTTGGGCGTTTGAACAGAAAGTAAAAGATGATTGGGAAAGCGATTATTACAAGTTGGAAGAAGGAGCTGGTGATGGGTTTCCTGGTGGTTTTAAACTAGTATGGGAGGATCGTGAAGGTTGCAAAGCGCATCAACTAAGAATGACCAACGGTTTTAAACTGTTTGGCAAATTTTACGAAAATTTATGGGATTGATGTAATGAGTAAAATTCAAGCCAAACTAAATGTTATTATGGATGAAATCCAAGCTTTAATGGAAACCGGCCCAAGGGCACATCTTGAAGACGGATCTAATATTCACAAGCTTATGAGTTCTGCAGGATTATATTTTGCTCATATGAATGACGAAAATAAAGATTATTATCAGGCTATTCAATATGCCATAGAAGAAGAAATGGAGTGGAAACTATGACGGACGGACCTTTTAAAAACGCATTTGACGCCGACACTACCGGTGTTGTTCGTAGAGAAATTGTAACATATCGTATGCGTGATGGCACGATGGTTAAAGAACAAGCATGTCGTGATTATTATCAGAGCGGTGATTATCACGACTCGCAAACAACTGCTCCATTGGTGGTACGATAAAATGGCTATATTACCCCAAGGTAGAAAACCGTTAACCGAAACAGATTTGTTAAAAATGATACCTCGCAGTAATATTTATTGTACAGAAGAAATCATTAAAGAAGACACCGAAATGTTAGCTTGGCTCCGACTTGCAGCCGAAGATAGCGAAATCGTTACACGAATTGCAGATAGATTTGAATCGCTTGCAAATACAGCTCATAACCGTAAACATTGGACAGGACACGAATGATGGAAAAAGAATATGTTGTTATAACTACAATTTCAACTCACAAATCACGGTTTGTTATTCGTAAAGATGAATTGCAAAAAATGAACACTGATATTACTCTTACAGACGAATCTGCTTTTGAATGGGCAGGAGACTCTGTTTTGTCTAATGAAATTAAAGAATTTTCTCAAGAATGGCTGGGAGACAGTTTTATTGACGCTGATATTAAAACTAAAGAAGAAATTTTACAATTGTTTGACCGTGAAAATGATTACCTGAAAAACTGGTCGCACGAGCAAAAAATGAATTGGATAAACAATTGGAGAGAAACTGATGTCTAAAATAGCAGTGACCATATATGGAAAAGATAATTGCCATTGGTGTAAAGAAGCAAAATCTTTAGCTGAAAGGTATTCTCTTAAGTACGAATATAAAAATATAGGCACGGTAGAAAATAGAAACGAAATGTTTGAATTAGCTCCTGATGCTAAAACTGTGCCTCAAGTATTTTGGAATAATCAGTACGTAGGTGGATATAATGAATTTGCTTCTGAAATCGAAAATACGCTAGGTAGCAATTTTGGACAAGAACTTTTTTAAATTATCATTTAGCTATTGACATTTGCCTAATAATAGTTTAGATTGATTCTATAAACAAAAGGAATCAATATGACATATGCAATCGAACTTGACATTTCCCACGAACCTTCTCATTCGGAAGTTGTTCAATTCGCGGGTGACCATGGCTGCACAACTAAACTTCTGATGGAAAATGGTCCTGCAGGCGGCAATCCTCTTTATGAATTCTCATCTGATAACTATGATAACATCCGAGGATTTCTTGAACGAGTTATAGGTTATGGTCATGGATTTGATGAAGAAGAACTTAAAACTATGATCGTAGAGGTATAAATTATGATTGACTATATTGAATTTGCAAAACGTCTTCGCAGCTTAGCAAGACGTGCTGATAATTTTGGAAAAAACCGCCAAGACGTTCTTTGGGAAATTATTGCAATTGCTGAAGACTATGAAGAAAAAGTAGATCGCCTTGAAATGGAAATGATTATCCAAGCTCAACGTGATGCAGTAGAAGCATCTTAGTATGAGTATGCATATGATACGTGGCGTACAAGTTCACGGAAAATGTAAAAAGAATCTAACTCCTAAAGATCGGCTAGCCGCTGTTGAGCATGAAAAGTGGCTTAAGTCTATGGGTGTTGGCAAGACAAAAGCTCAGAATACGAATACTATTCCAGATTATAGTACAGGACCGAGAATGACTTCTGATAAAATTGCAGGTCATGGTCGTGCTAAAGAGCGCAATGTATATAGTGGTGAACGACAACTGCTCGGCATCGCAACAATGCATAAAAGCAACATGGTACCAATCTTTGCCGATAAAAAAGAAGATGCTAAAGATATTGCAGAAATGCGGAGAAATTAAATGAAGCTCACTACTAATATGATTATAGATGATGAGTATATTATGTTTGGAAACAGAATTACACGCTTTGAGGTTATTGATAATAACGGCCGCTCTTATACAAAAAATGAAATAAAGGAAATAAAGTTTCAATTACAAGATGATGGTCAAACACTAAAAGCTTTTGTTCATTATAATAAAGAAGAAGAAATATGTATTGATTAATAATTTAATCTAGGCAGGCTGAATAAATAACTCTATCAAAGGAGTTATATTATGTGGCATTACAAAGATAAAGAATTTACTTCAGAAATGATTGGGGATTATATCGGTTTTGTTTACATAATCACTGACGTTTCAAACGATAAGAAATATATCGGAAAAAAAATCTTTAAATCAAAAAGAAGACTTAAACCGCTTAAGGGTAAAACCCGCAGGCGGACTAAAATTGTTGAATCTGATTGGATGAAATACTATGGCTCATCAGAAACAGTTCAATTGATATTAGAAGAAAAGGGAGTAAATAACTTTCATAGAGAAATAATTCATCTCTGTGATAAGAAAGGAGAAATGGGATACCTCGAGCTTTATGAACAAATTACTCGTCACGCATTATTAGATGACTCATATTACAATGGTATATGCCAAGCTAAAATACATAGAAGCCATGTTAAGGGATTAAAATGGCTTATGAGTGATACTAATAGTTGACATTTATATTCAATTGTGTTATATTAGAAATATAGAATCAAACATGCCGGAGAAAAGCAAATGATTATTAAAAGAAAAAGTGTTATTAGTGGAACTGTTCGTTCATTGGATATTCCTGTTAATCCTGACGATTATGCTACATGGAAATCTGGCCTTGAAAGTATTCAAAAAGCTATGCCTTATCTTAATGATGCTGATCGCGAGTTTATTCTCTCTGGCATTACAAGTAGTGAATGGGACAGTGCTTTTTCTGAAACGATTGAAGATATTATTTCTGATACAGTATTAAGCAGAAAGCTTTCGGTTTGATTGTATTATTTAACGGACCTCCTAGGTCAGGAAAAGATGAGGCTGCTGACTATTTTAAACAAAAAGGGTTTAAACACCTTTCTTTTAAGTACCAGCTATACAGAGAAACATGTAACTATTTCAAATGTGACTATGAATGGTTTATAGAACGATATGACAATCGCAGCTTAAAAGAAGTTCCTCATGTTGATCTTGGCCATATGTCTTGTCGTGAAGCAATGATATACGTATCAGAAAAAGTTATTAAACCAAAACATGGTTTAGATTTTTTTGGAAAACAAGTTGCAAATGAAATTAACTTATCAAAAGATTATTGTATTTCAGACGGTGGCTTTATTGATGAACTCATTCCGGTTATAAATAGAATTGGTTCCGATAATTTTGTTTTGGTACAACTTACTAGAGACGGTTGCGATTATTCTTCAGATTCAAGAAGATATTTTGACGGTGAATTAATTCACCAATATATAAATTCGCACGAAACACCAATTCAAAAAAAATATGTTTTACCTCATAAATTTAATGTAAAAACATATAGAATTCATAATAACGGCGCGCTCGGAGCCTTTCACAATGTATTAAAAGATATTTACGCAAAGGAATGTCATGAGCGAGCATCAAGAGCAAAAGAAAACTGTCAAGTCTAAAATATTTTGCGAAAATCCGTATGATCTAGAAACCTTTTTCCAATCGCTGGAAATTGCTGCACACGCAAACAAAGAACTTTTTTTTATGGATAAATTCGTATCTTATGTGCGTCTAGACCCATTAGTTGATACTACAGAAATAAGTTATAAAATATTACAAGATTTAGATCTTATAAACATAGAAATTTAAATTCAAGGAAATTATATTATGTACGATAGAAATGAAATTGCCGAGTCTTTGAAGAACGGTCGTTGTAAAATTGTCTTTACGAAAGTAAATGGCGATGAACGTGTAATGAATTGCACACTTCACGAGTCTCTACTCCCAGAGCAGATTGACATAGAAGAACATATTCAAAAGAAAAAACCAAACCAAGACGTTCTTGCAGTTTGGGATATTGATGCCACTGGCTGGCGGTCGTTTCGTTGGGATTCAATTAAAGATTTTACAGTCGATTCTGTTCTATGAGTTGTGTCTATAAAGGAAAGGTAATAGAAACAGATTTATCTAAAAACTCCAAAGGCGGCACTGAAATGATGCGCAATCGTCTTGTTGAAAACGTAGATAAAACTTTACTTAAAAAATATGCTGTTCATTTGTCAAGACCTCGAGAATTGTATGGTGATGTAAAAAACATTTTTTATTGTCACGATCTTGCTTTAGATCCTGAGAACAAAATTCTTAAAGACAATGGCTGGGAAAAATTCGATCATTTTGTGTTCGTTTCATATTGGCAAAGAGATCAATATATTTTAATCTATGGAATTCCCTACTCTAAATGTACAGTTATTCAAAACGCTATTGAATTAGAATATTCGCCGATTGAAAAGCAAACAGGCCAAATTCGTTTAATATATCACACGACTCCACATAGAGGCCTCGAACTTGTATATCCAATTGTTGACGCGTTATCAAAACAATATGACAATATTCATTTAGACGTGTATTCTTCTTTTTCAATATACGGTTGGAAGCAAAGAGATAAACCTTTTAAAGAACTTTTCAATAAAATTAAAAATCATAGTCATATGACATATCATGGCTCTGTTAATAACAATGTTATTCTTGATGCGTTGAAGAAAAGCCATATATTTTTATTTCCATCTATTTGGCAAGAAACGTCATGCATTGCTATGATAGAGGCCATCCGCTCTGGGGTTCTAGTAATTCATCCTAGTTACGGTGCTCTTCAAGAAACTGCTGTCGATGCAACTGTGATGTACGAATATACTGAAATTGCAAATGATAACGCGAATATGGCTTTTTCCGTAGTTAAAAATTTATTAGAAGCTCAAAAGATTGAACCAAATTTGTTTAATAATATGACTTCGTCTGAGCGATTTGCCCTTCCTAAAAATAGTATAAATAATTTTACTAACTCTTGGAATAACTTATTGAGGCATTTATAAAATGGGTGAACTTATTACCTTTCCGAAAATGAAATTAGATACTCCACCGCAATCCGCTGATGAATTAGCAGAAAAGCTAGCTGACTACAGAACCAGCTTTTCAACAGATGTTGCTGAACAA